CAGAGAGGGCCGCGGTGTCGTCCAGCGAAAGAGCGGCCTTAAAATATATCGTAACCGCAGTGCCCGCAGTGACAATGTGGTCCAGAGCCGCCGCGATCGCGGACGTCCGAATTTCCACGTCCAGGCGCGAGGTGTTCACAGATTTTACGTAAGCGTATGGGTAGAGCATGTTTAAGACTCCCTAAGTAGCTGAAGGCTGGACTCGAAGCAGTTTGCAGTTGTGGCGCCAGCACCTGCCGACACCTTAAACTCGGTTGCAAACGCAGGTGAGCCGGAGATACCTGCAAGGCGGAGAGCCAGAGAGACCCTTATAGTCTCGTCAATATCCACAGCAAGCCCCTCTGAGTTTGAGAGCGGCAGCTCCACCGTAGCCTGCGTTACGCGGACCTGAAATATACGGTTGGCCGTTGTTACGCCCATTAGGAAACTTGCGCGCAAGAGATAGTTGCCAAGGGGAAGGGGGTTTGTCGGAGTCAGAGTCGTGTGGGCGACGTATGCAGCGTTTGAGGTGTTGGTCGCCAAAACAAGGTTTTGCGCGTACTGCGCATTCGCACCATACGCGTCGTTATCCATATCCCAAACGCCGCCTGCAGTCGAGGCGTCTATCAACCGGAAGCGGGCCCGAGTATTTTGACTGATTCTCCCTAGGATAACCGGCGATCCCGCTCCGTTTTGAACGGTGACGGGCTGGGTGGAGAGGTTGATGATTTCAAAGGGCTGCCCCGCGACAAGCGTCAGTCCGCTTGGCAGCTGCACGATCTGGCCCGCGACTGTACCCGTGAAAGCCTGAGTCTGAGAGCTTGTGACGAGCAGTGTGAGTGTGCTATTGGCTGTAGCCTGTGTGCTGAAGGCAGTCGTGATCCGTTGTGCGGATAGCGCGCCCTCAACCTGCATGCTGTCGATAATCATTGGCATTAGAGCGTCTCACCTTGGTATTGGGTTTGCCAGTGAACGTCTCCGCTCAGAGCCCCATTGGCCTGTGAATTTATCACAAATCCCGACGCCGTAACAGACTCGAAGATCCAGCTGCGCCCATCGCTCCCGGTAATCCCGATTGCGTATGTGGCAGCAGGGTACGCGGACGCAAACGTCACGGTTGCCTTCCTTGGGCTCCCCGTAAACGTCGCCGCTGTAATAAGCCCTGCCTTAAGCCGCCCGCGCGGCTGTGATGTTGCTATCATCAGCTCACCCCTTTGCTTACGTATGCGGCGATTTCTTGAACCCGGGCTATTTGAATCGCATAGGCGGCGCTGCCGTCATTTTTCTTGTTTATGACGGCATCTTTGAGATCTATGGCGTTGCCCATCCCATCAAGGAACGCCTGCGCCTCTTCCGTAAATTGTTCAGGGGATAAGTAGACAAGCCCTGCATTTTTTGCAGTTGCCGCCAGATAAGCCGAAACTTCAGGAGCGAAGGGCTCTTTAGGACGGATGGTTCGCAGGAGTTTGATCGCCAGTGCTGCCTCTTGGGGCTCAAGGGGCTGAACAGTTTGAAAGTCCACAGTATTGAAGTTGAACGCATGCCCGACTTTCTCAAAGATATGCCAGCTTTCAAACGGCTGGTTCGTCGTCACGCAAAGCTGGAGCGCCATAACGAGATTTTTCAAATCGTCATCACTCGTGATGGAATGCTCCATGGTCAGTGTCTGCCAGAGCGTCTCTGGCTCCCAGTGCCACCACTCTTTATCATAAGCATCGTTTAGGATGCTGTAGATCTTGAGCACTGAAAGGGATGCTTCTTTGTCTCTCAACGACTGCATAGTCAGCCCGGAAACCAGGGCTTTGCCCAGGGCTTTTTGTGGATCCTGGATCGACTTGAGTACGCTTTTCACCGTGCGCAGGTTAGAGAGGCCGTTACCTTCCGGCACAGGCTCCTTGCCATCACTCGCTATCTTTTCCATGAACTCTAGGGTCAGTTTATCAAAGCGTGCCATCGCCAAAGCTCACAATCATTTCTTTCGCATCGTTTGGAAGTGAATCGAAGATGGCCATAGGCTCCTTCTTCATCTCTTCTGCTACCTGACGCCCGAAGTATTCGGATATTTTATCGTAATGCCCGCCAATGATCTTGCGCAGCTCCTCACTTGTCAGCTCAGTTCCCGAAGCCGCCTTGTGCCGATAGCCGGCGTAAGCATCGGGCTCTTTGCCAAACGTTGCGAGATAGGGGTCGGTCAGGTGACTGCCGTAGTAGCGAGTGAGCTTGGCCCGCTTATCGAAAGCATGAAGTGCTTGAGCAAATTGATGGGGCGGCAAGGAAGTCTTGAGTGAAGCCAGCTTTTGAAGCGTGCCCCTGATCTCAGGCTCCGCGCTCTGCAGGATGTCGGCTCTGGCCGAAAGGTGCGCATCGACCATGGGGCTGTAGTGATCGCTCGCATATTTGCTGACAAGGCCAGCCTGCGCAGGCATCCCAAGTTCTTTTGCACGCAGCTGCACAGCGGCGGCATACTTGTGCCTGGAAGCCACCGGCATCTTCTCGCCGTTTTGCTCGAAGTACTCGCAAGCGACCTTCACATGCGCAGGAGTAGCGAACGCATACTGCGCATGGGTCGAGTTACTGCAGATGTCGTCCACAGCAGCAATCTTCGTGAGGTCAGGTACAACTCTTGGCTGCCGAGGCTTGAGCGAATCATCCTCGTAGAAGATGTTCGAGGCGGCCGTCTTGGCGAAGAGTTCGACCGCACGGGTTGGCCGAATTTTGAATTTCTCACAGGCTTTTTTTATGTGGGAGGCAGCAACCTTCTGCGCTCCGTCGGGGAGCTTGTGGGAGTTCATCTCGAAGTACTGATTGGAGAGCCAGGTGTCGCTAGCGCAGTGTATGGGGAATTTATTGACCTTGTGCGCTTTTTTAGTGATCACCGACAATGCGAAGTCGCGGTCGTCAAGGGCCGCGCGCTGCTCGGGGCTCATCACCTGGGCGTTAGGGTTTAGGCTTGCCAGCTTTCGTACACCCACAAGATCCACATCGTCATAAACATCGAGAATCTGATTAGCAATCTTGAGCATTTCCTAACTCCTAAAATGCCCATTCAGGGCGCTGGTGGGAAGGGCGGTAAAAGAGCCAGCAAATCAGCAGAGGGGGCATCTGGTACAGTTATCTCATACCGAATGGCCGCCGCCTGGATCTCGACAAGAACCTTGCTGCCGCGGATGAGCGCTACAGAGAAGTTCCCGTAGGCGTCTGTGCTCGTCTGAATAAGCCCTGCCGCGATGAGGGAAGCTCCAGCGATGCCCGGTACAAATCGAGGTCTGAACGTAATGGGCTGCAGCCGCATCCCCGCCCCACCAATATCTACGATATTTCCGGAGACAATGCAGGAGGGCGCCTCGGCGAGGAACGAGATCGGCGTGGGCTCCACATCAAATGTCCCGGTCACGGTATCAAACGCGCCGCCGGAGAGTACGTAGCGAAAGTCGCCAATAGTATCAAAGTCGTCCGCAGTAAAGCGCAGAGCATAGTAGCCGTTTGCGAGGTTCACCCATTCGGCCGTAAGAACCACGCGGGCTACGAAAGCCGGCTCCCCATTTTTTCGAAGCAAGAGGGTGACGGCGGAGAAGAGCACGTTGGTAACGGGCAGAACGCCAGACAGCAGTCTAAAGGTAAGGTCTTTCTGTTTCCCTTGGAAGGCACTCACCAGATTTTCTCCCCAGCGAGGCGCACGAGGAACCCAGCATGCGTGCCTACCGCTCCGACCGCTTTAATGTACTCGCCTGGCGCTATCTGCGCAGGAAGCGTAGGAAGTGTTCGGATTAGCGCGCCTAGGCTATCCACAAGTGTAACTGTAACACCGCCGGATAAATCGCTCGCTTCGACCATCATTGCCCGTTTATAGCGCCCGAGCTGGGTAAAAAGCCCTCCTTTTGAGAGAGTTTCGACCATTCCGGTGGCTGGATTGACTTTTCCATAGTCAGCGCGACCGGCAGAAACCGTCGGGTCCAAACTGGCTTCGTTGCTCGTAGGGGTCCGTGGGGCCTCGCCCAGCATCACCGAGGCTGGGTTCATCCAGTGATAGACCCAAGTCGGGCTGGTATTCAAGATACTGTACCGGGCTCGGTTCGCAAGGAACGGCACGTTACCGTCAGCGTTTGCGGGTATTGGCATCCTCTTCACTCCTTCTGATCAAGTCCTCGATCACATCTTCAGCTTTGTGCTGCTGGGCCTCGGTTATAGCGTTATCGACCGGATTTCTCGCCTATGAGACCTGCCGCAGCTCTTTCTTTTTCTTGCTTTAATCTGGTTTTATTCTACGCGATTTTGTGTATAAAAAAAGCAAAATAGGGCTGGCCGTCAACTGCCCGCCTCTAGAGAGGTTGGCATGAGGAAAGGAAACTGACTTCATGCTTTGACTCAGCCCTGGCAACAGGGCGGAGTCTAGAGGTTGGGTGGGTGGCGCAGCCGGCTACTTCTTTGGCTGCTGTCTCATAACCGTCATGAGCTTAGGCACATAAGCCAGTTGTAGCGACACGAGGCGCAGCGACTCAGAGATATCCATGTCCGCAATCTCACCGGAGATCTTAGACCAGCCCTCATAGGCAGCGCCCAACTTTGCCAGGAACTCGGCGTCGTCCTGATACTTCCTCCAGCATGCGATGAGATCGTCAAAGCCAATGCCGTCGGCGAAACGGCCGACTAGAAAAAGGGTCAGCTCGTTCGCCGCGATCAGAGCTTCTGTGGTTTCAACGCAACCGGTCGCAATTACAGGTGCAGCAGGCATCGATTTTTCTCCAAAGGAAACCTCGTCCTGAAGGACGAGGAGGGATATTAGCTTACAGAGGATGACTCAGATAGTTTCTTGAGGCGGATAGCTTCGTTCACAACCAGCGTGCGGTCGCTATTGAAGACCGTGCGGTAGCGGTCCATAGGATACTCAATGCGAGTGCCGTCTTTGAGGGAGAGAAAGCGGTAGGGAAGTGTGCGAATCACCGACTCACCGGGCGTCTTGTCCGCCTTGATGGTCTCCTCAAGAATAGTAATCAGGCCGTCTTGCACAATGTTTTGGTACACCATCTCACTGTTGGTTTCGAGGTCGTAGATTGCAGCACCGTAGCTTTCTGGTAGAGCCATAAATTTCTCCGCTATGAGGGGTTCATGGCCTACTGTGCCACCGAGGGTGAGGCTAGTCAACGAGCACTTGATGGTGGCCAAATAGCTGTGAGGCTAGGAAGTAAAAGTCCGCCCCAGGGTGCTCTGCCAAAGGTTCTGTGGAGGGCAGCCAGTCGTCGCCAAGCTCACGCTGCCAGAGATAAGGCTCCTTATGGTCCTGATTTGTCGGCAGGCGATCGTTAGGAAAAAGGCCCGGGTCAAGGAGAACGTTCACCGCCTGGCTCTGGTCCCCGTCGCTAAACTTGTGGGATACATACGCAAAAAAGCCGTTCTGGGCATTTCTGGAGAGGTGCGAGTTAACGATTCTCAGGCTCTCCTGCCCAACTGAGCCTAGCATCTCACCGCGCAAAAGGATGTGCAGCACATCGAGGTGTGCTGCGAAGCCCCTATTACGATCGGTAAAGAGTATTGGGATAGCGCGCGTTGCTTTATGGTCCTTGCCGCCAAGTCTAGCAATGATTTCAGCAAGTGTAGCCTGAAGGCCTGGGGAGAGCACAACGCGTGTAAAGTCACCCTCGCCCATTTTCCAGTTGTTATCTTGCCCGTAGCTATAGATTTGCTCAGCCAGCTCTCGGCGCTTATTGTGCCAGATGTAAAAGAATAGGCCTAAAAACATGTCCTTGGAGATGGTGGAGGCAGAGTTATTAGGGAAACACGGCTCATAGCTGAGCGGTCTTCTAAACCAAGCGCCATTAGAATCCCTTGCAGTCTCGACAGCGACGGGTAGCCCGCCGGCCCCGATAAGGGAGCTGAAGAGTAGAGAGTCGCAGGCATCGTAGCCGATAAACCCGTTAACATCCTGCTTGCTTGCCACTAGTTGCCGGTAAAGGTCAAACTTGGGCCGGAGCGTCTCCAGCAGTTCGTCCGTGCCAGGAGCCGGGTCGGCCTTCTTATTCTTACGGCAGCCGCCAGAGACCAGGGTAAGGGCCATCAGCAGGCCGAAAAAATATAAAAGGCGCATAGGGTTCTCCTTAAGGTGTTACGCTGGAATTACCGTGAGATCCATACCACAAATCAAGTCTTAATTATGTAGTTGACGTTCGCATTCAGCGGCCGCGTTTCTGCGTCCCCCGATAGTGCCTGCGCTGCGGCTGTGCCTGAGACTGCGCTCGTTGCATTCGTACCGGTGACGCCGGTTACTGCGCTCGTAGCATTCGTACCGGTCACTCCGGTTACTGCACTCGTAGCGTTTGTACCAGTCACGCCGGTGACTGCACTCGTAGCGTTTGTACCAGTCACGCCGGTGACTGCACTTGTGCTATTAGTTCCGGTGACGCCTGTAACCGAGCTTGTTCCGTTCGTACCGGTGACGCCTGTAACCGAGCTTGTTCCGTTCGTACCGGTGACGCCTGTAACCGAGCTTGTTCCGTTCGTACCGGTGACGCCCGTTACCGAGGAAGAGACGTGGGTATGGTTAATACTGGTAGTACCGGTCACTGGGTGCGTATGGTTCAAGGAAACAGAAGCGCCGGCCGTGGAACCCGAGATCGCCTGAGCGGCTGCGGTTCCTGATGACGCGTCGTACGCCCATACTTGTGCGGGGACGGAGTGCGTGTGATCACCAGTGCCTCCTATGTTTACTCCGAAGTTTGTAGTGCCACCTGTACCATTTCCTGCACTTGCACTTGCTGTATTACCTGCGTTTGAACCTGAAAGTTGGATTGGGGTATTACTTCCAGGATGACCATGCGATCCACTACTAGCGATAGAATTCCCCGTGTTAGATCCAGTTACCCCAGTTACCAAAGATGGAGCGTTAACAAGGGCACCTACGCCATGGGTGTGCGAGAGGTCTATGGTGGTGGCAAGCCCACTCGCTAATGCTACAGCGGCAACAGAAAGCGTTTGCCCCGCTGCAGTGCCGGATGCCGCTCCATACGTCCATGCCTGAGCCGCTGCAGTGCCGGATGCCGCTCCATACGTCCATGCCTGCGCTGCCGCGGTTCCCGATGCTACTCCGTAGGTCCATATTTGCGCTGCAGCCGTTCCTGATCCTATTTGGCCCCATACCTGCGCTGCAGCCGTTCCTGATCCTATTTGGCCCCATACCTGCGCTGCAGCCGTTCCTGATCCTGTTTGGCCCCATACCTGCGCTGCAGCCGTTCCCGATGCCGCTCCATAGGTCCACGCTTGCGCTGCCGCGGTACCGGATGCTGCTCCATAAGTCCATGCCTGCGCTGCCGCGGTACCGGATGCTGCTCCATAAGTCCATGCCTGCGCTGCTGCAGTTGCCGTAAGCGCCGAACTCGCGTTCAGAAGTCCATTAACCGCTGTGGCATTCGCTTGCACTGAGCCCACTGCGTTGCCGGTATTACCGCCAGAATTCGCAGCTGTGCGTGTCCCGGAGTTGGGATCCCTGCCCGCAGCTCCATCGACGCCGCGTAAAAATCGGCCCCTAAAGTCTGGCAGATGGAAAGTCGTCGAACCGTTACCCGTTCCCCAGGAACCGCCTATAATCGCAAAGAGAGCTGCGTAAGTTGTTCGTGAAACGGCCGCGCCGTCACACAAGAGCCAGCCTGCTGGAGGCGTTGCGGCTGCATATGGGAAAATAACTCCGGGAGGGCAAAAACCTAAGTATGACATCTTAAATTATCTCCCAGTTCGTAGCGTTACTAACGACGTGTAGTGCCTCAAACGTTGCAATGTCCTTTACAAGAGCTCCGTCGATCGTCTGGCCGCCCGTCGTCGCTATTGTCAAGAGAATGCCCGCGTTCATCTGCGATTTGATGATGAAGATCCGCCCTTGGTTACCCACTGCAGTGGGGAGGGTCACCGTATAGTTAGCCGCACCCGACGCAGACACAATGTAGTGCACGTCGGTAAGGGCGAATGTCCCCGTAATGGCTAGGAAAGGAAAATTCGGGCTGGCTATCTCCCCGCCACTCGTCATGAGGGTATGGCCATTATACTCAAGATCGTTTGAGGCATTCACTTTTAGCGGCAGATCACCACTTCCTGCAAAGTTTCGCCACGAGACCGACTCGTTGTTAGTCAGTCGCGTAGCCCCAGACTGCGCAGGCGCACTACCGATGGCTGCGTACTGCGTGATGCTCAGGTTTGAGAACGAATAGGTGGCGTTACCCGTATCATCATAGAGCTTGATAATGTAGGAGCGTATTACTCCATCAATGTCGATAGTAAGAAGCGGTAAATTAAAAGTCGTGGCCCCATCACCCACACCAAACAACACCCCAACGACCCCAAAAAGGGTTGAATAGGTGGCCCTTGAAACCGCACTCCCATCGCATTTGAGCCACCCTGTGGGAATAGCCGTAGGAGAGCCGCCCCAGAGCTGCATGAAGCCAGCCTTGTCAGGTGAGAGCAGTGCATTCACAGCCAGCGCGGTCGGTTTTGAGCTTTGGAGGGTCATGTGTTAGAGCCTCAAGTCTTAATTATGTAGTTGACGTTCGCATTCAGCGGCCGCGTTTCTGCGTCCCCCGATAGTGCCTGCGCGGCGGCTGAGCCTGAGACTGCGCTCGTAGCATTAGTTCCGGTGACGCCGGTTACAGGGTGCGTGTGGCTCAGCGATACTGAAGCTGCGCCGGTGTTGTTCGCAGGGTGCGTATGGTTGATATCGTGGGTATGCGCTATCGAACCCGTATTGTTCGCCGTAGAGTTTGCAACCGCTCCAGATGTTAAGGCTAGAGTGCCTGCACCGTGAAGGTGGATGAGGGAAGTCGAGGCCGCCCCGGTGTTGTTCGCAGGGTGCGTATGGTTGATATCGTGGGTATGCGCTATGGAGCCCGTATTGTTAGCCGTAGAGTTTGCAACCGTTCCAGAGGATAAGACTAAAGTCCCGAAGCCATGATTGTGAATTACCGCAACGCCTAAACCTGAAGGTGCAGATACCGCCGTGGAACCCGAGATCGTCTGAGCGGCTGCGGATCCTGATGACGCTGTGTAAGTCCATGTCTGCGAAGTCGCTACAAAATTAGCGCCTAATATGTTATACGTAGCATTGTTGGAGCCGTCTCCGGCTGCGAGAGTACCAGCATTATTGTGCCACAAAGCGTTATTGTTGCCGGTCTGAGTGACGCCGATAGGGAAGTTATTTGACACAGCCGAGTTACTGTTAGCACCAGTTACCCCAGTTACCAAAGATGGAGCGTTAACAAGGGCACCTACGCCATGGGTGTGCGTGAGGTCCGTGTCTGCAACAGAGCCTGTAATCCCTGTACCCACAGATAAAGACCCTGCAGCATGCAAATGCGGAATATCCCCAGAGGTCACCGATTGGGTGACGCCAAGGGTTAGCGCAGGGGTTGAGTGGGTATGCGCAAGGTCCGTGTTTGCAACAGAGCCTGTAATCCCTGTACCCACAGATAAAGTTCCTGCAGCATGCAAATGCGGAATATCCCCAGAGGTCACCGATTGGGTGACACCAAGGGTTAGCGCAGGGGTCGAGTGCGTATGCGCGAGGTCCGTGTTTGCAACAGAGCCTGTAATCCCTGTACCCACAGATAAAGTCCCTGCAGCGTGAGCATGCGGGATATCCCCAGAGGTCACCGATTGGGTGACGCCAAGGGTTAGCGCAGGGGTCGAGTGCGTGTGCGCAAGATCTATCGCGGTAGCAGTTCCCGATGCCAACCCATAAGTCCATAATTGCGCTGCTGCAGTTGCTGTCAGTGCAGAGGGTGCATTTGCCAAACCGTTCACAGCTGTGGCATTAGCCTGCACTGAGCCTACTGAGTTGCCGGTGTTACCGCCTGCATTTGCTGCAGTTCGTGTCCCTGAGTTGGGATCCCTGCCCGCAGCTCCATCGACGCCCCGCAAAAAACGCCCCCGAAGGTCGGGAAGATGGAAAGTCGTCGAACCATCACCAGAACCCCAGCCAGTGCCGATTACGGCAAAGAGGACTGCATAAGTAGTTCGTGACAATAGCGAGCCATCGCAAGGGAGCCAGCCGGGAGGAGGTGTACTGCCGGCAAAGGCCATCACCATCCCAGCCGGAAAGGGGATAATGCCTGCCACTGTCTCCGTAAGAACTTTGGCCACGGGACTACCTCCTAGGTTTTAATAATGTAGTTGACGTTCGCATTCAGCGGCCGCGTTTCTGCGTCCCCGGAAAGTACCTGCGCGGCGGCTGAGCCTGAGACAGAGTGTGAATGAGCCATGCTCACCGACGCTGCTGCTGTAGAGCCTGAGATAACCTGTGCGGCGGCACTGCCGGAGCCTGACTGGGACCAAACCTGTGCGGCTGCTGATCCAGATCCTGACTGGGACCATACTTGTGCGGCGGCACTGCCGGAGCCGGTCTGCCCCCAGGTTTGCGCAGCCGCTGATCCGGATCCAGTCTGAGACCAAACCTGCCCTACTGCCGAGCCACTTGCTAGGGCAACGTTAGTCAATGCCAGTGTTTGGCCCGCTGCTGAGCCACTCGCTAGAGCTACGGCTGCAACAGTTAAGGTTTGGCCTGCAGCGACGCCACTCGCTAGAGATACGTTAGTCAGCCCAAGAGTCTGGCCTGCTGCAATGCCGCTCGCTAGAGCTACGGCTGCAACAGATAAGGTCTGGCCTGCAGCAATGCCGCTCGCTAGAGATACGTTAGTCAGCCCAAGAGTCTGGCCTGCTGCTGTACCTGATCCGGATTGGTTGAATGTTAGCGAGGGGACCACGTGAGTGTGGTTAGCCGTCGAGCCTCCAAGGGCCGCGGTACCACTAGCCGTCCCGGTGTTCGTGTTGGCAAGTCCTCCCGCACTGTAGATATCATTTCTTGACCCTATAACCGGGCCACCGCCCCCTACACCGAAGTCTTGCTGGAAATGCGCGTGACCGGAATCACTGTGAGTGTGGTCAACAGATTGGCCCAGTGAATTGTCAGCAGTGGTTGACCCAGTAATCCCACTAACTGTAGACGTCCCATGGCTGTGAGCGATATTGGTAGTACCACTAACCACAGACGTCCCATGAGTGTGGTCGATAGTGGTCGTTCCAGTGACAGTAGACGTCCCATGGCTGTGAGCGATATTGGTAGTACCACTAACCACAGACGTCCCATGAGTGTGGTCGATAGTGGTCGTTCCAGTGACAGTAGATGACGCATGGGTGTGGCCAATATTGGTCGTTCCGCTCACTGCACTGGCCACGTTGGTTCCGGTGACCCCTGTTACTGCGCTTGCGATGTTAGTACCTGTGACACCTGTCACGGCGCTTGCGATGTTAGTGCCTGTGACACCTGTCACTGCGCTTGCGATGTTAGTACCGGTGACACCTGTCACTGCGCTCGGAGCATTTGTCAGCCCCGTGGCTGCGTGGGTGTGAGCGAGGTCCACTGACCCCGAGCTAGCCGTAAGCACCGAACTTGCATTTGCCAAACCGTTAACTGCCGTGGCATTGGTCTGCACCGAGCCTACTGAGTTACCAGTATTACCGCCAGAATTCGAAGCTGTTCGAGTCGCAGCGTTCGGATCTCTGCCTGCAGCTCCATCGACGCCGCGCAAAAAGCGGCCCCGAAGGTCGGGTAAATGAAATGTAGTGCTGCCGTTGCCCACTCCCCAGGAGCCACTCAGAGCTGCGAACAGACCCGCATAAAGCGTGCGCGAGACTTGGGAGCCGTCGCAAAGAAGCCAACCCGATGGCGTTGTCGTGCCGCCAAAGGCGAGGATCGTACCTGCTGGAAGAGGGCTGAATGCCATCATCTGACTCCCTTATCTGATGTACCAGTTGGTGCCGTCCGAAATAAACTCAGCCGCATCGTATTGGGCCCCTAAAAGATACGAGGCCGCACCAACAATCGTCCCTGAGCCGGGGAGAACCGTAACCAGAAAGACGGGCGACCCCCTCAGCACAGTGACACTCGCCCCAATCAGGTGCCCTGGCAGAGTCACATCAATGTTCGCCGCTGCGGGAATTGCAAACACGAGGTTGTCTGCCGTGCTCAGTGTCGTCGTAGTCGTGACGATTCTTGAGCTCCGCCGCTCGCGGCCGTTGATATAGAGGCTCCCTTGAACCTCAAGAGCGCCGATAAAGAGATCATCCAGCTTGGGCCAATAGGCGTCCTGCGTTGCCCAACGCGCGTTTGTGTCGTCGTAAACCAACTCTACCCATGTATCCCGAAGGTCCAGAGTGAGTATGGGGTCCGCGACATTGTTGTAGAAGATGTCGATCGCGCCGCCATTGAGCGTCACGTTATTCGGGTTACCCCAAGAGAACGTCGGATCAGAGAAACGAATCGTCTCCCCACCCAGAAGATCCGCCGTAGGCAGCGTAACCGCAATGGCCCCCAGCAGGGCATTGGTCAAGTAGTGCTTACCAGCTTCAGCAGTAAATGAAACGTCCTGATAC